CAGAAAATAGATTAACTATTCCAGTTGTTACGTTTGTAGTTAATGTAGCAGTACCACTAGCACCATTACCTCTAAGGCTTAAAGTAGAATTATTAGTAAGAGAACCAATTTTAACAGTAGTTCCAACGCCAACACCAATATTAACTTCAGTAGCACTATTAAATATGTTGGCTGTTGTAACAGAACTTGTTAAAAGATTAAATGTAGAAGCTGAAGATGTTAGATCACCACCAGCGATATCTAAATCACCAGTTAGATTTGTATTTCCTGTTACACTTAGTGTTCCACCTACAGTAGCATTATTTCCAATTGCTACTGTGCCACCATTCGCTGAACCTAAATTTAAATCTGTTGTAGAACCAGAAGCAGATCCAGTACCAATATTAATTGTTTTAGTATTTCCAGAACCAGTCGCACCTGTTACAATATTAGTAGTAGAAGATGCAGTGCTATTGTATCCTATCGTTAGCGTAGTAGATGCGCCAAACGCATTTAATGTTGTAGCAGTAGTGTTAAAAACATCTAATGATGCACTACCTGTAACTATACTAGTAGTGATAGATGGAGATACTAGGGTTTTATTTGTTAGTGATTCAGTTCCTGCTAATGTAGCAAGTGTACCGCTGACAGATGGTAATAGTAAGGTAGCACCATTATTGTAGATGCTACTGCTTGTTAAATCAAGATTATCACCAGCTGCAAGTTCCCTGACAGTTTCAGAAACTGCATCGATAATTAACGGAAAACGATTAGCCATTAGACCATTACCCCTATATTTTGTGTTCTACCATAGACTGTTAATTGCCCACTAGAAATCACAATTGGAGTAGCACTACTTGGTGCAACATCACCTCTTTTATATACTAAAAATTTAGATGATGACGCTGTGCTCTCAATAGTAATTGTGTTTGCATCAGTCCTTGTAATATTTATGTTTGATCCAGCTGCAAGTTTTACATCATCAGTGCTTGCGTCAGAACCTGTAATTCTAAGATTTGCTCCACCAGCAACTGTTTCTGCAGAAAGTCCATATGTCACTTGTGTGACAGTCGCCCACTGTAAACCAGTACCTGTAGATTTTAAAAACTGCCCATTTGTTCCTGTTCCACCACCAGCTGTTAGTGTTCCAGTTAATGTTGGAGAAGAAAGAGTTTTATTTGTTAATGTAGATGTACCTGTTTCTGTGACTAATGTATGACTGCCACCACCAACAGGAAGCACTGTAGTATTTGTGCTATGTGTAAATGTGATTCCAGATGCATGAGTTTGAATACTTGTTGCATCTAAAAATATACTAGAACCAGAAAGGTATAAATCTTTAAACTTATATGTCGAAGAACCTAAATCGTAAGTTGCATTAACACTAGGAGTTAGATTTCCTGATATAGTTGTAGCACCAAGAGTCTTGTTTGTAAGAGTCTGAGTATCTGAAGAACCAACAACATCACCTGTCGGCAAACTCTTACCAAGAACTTGTGTAGAAGATAGAACTGTAGTTCCATTAATCTGATAAACTTTTCCTGTTAGTAAGTCTAAGTTTTCAGAAGATGTCCATGCGTCTGTCGCATCAACCCAATTAAATGTCTTATCGGTAGTGCCTTTAAGAGTAATACCACCACCATCGGCTGAAACATCTGTAGGACTAGCAGTATCAGCTAAAACAATATTTTTATCATCTATTGCTAGAGTGGTAGAATTTACTGTAGTTGTAGTACCATTAACTGTTAAATTGCCTGTGATAACAGTATTATTATTGATGGTTGTTGTGCCAGAAGAAGCACCAATAGAAAGAGCAGTTGCTGCGCCAAAAGCATTAACTGTTGTGGCAGTAGTATTGAATATAGAAGATGTGGTAGATCCAGTGGTAATGTCGCCACCAACATGAAGGTCTCCAGTAACAGATGCATTACCAGTAGATCTATTGACTACAAATAAATCAGAACCATTATTCGTTACATTAAAAGATGTAGCTGTTGATTCTAATTCAATATCAAGTGTATCATTAGTTCCATCATACCATATTCTAGAATCAGTATTAGTTCCTAATCTTATCTGTGCAGAATCGACTAATGATATGTATTTTGAACTTGTACTTAGAGTTAGATAACTACCTGGACTCAGAATAGTAGTATATACTGCATTTCCATAATAATCTTCAGCATAAACATCTCTGTATTCTGGATTAAAAACAGACCCGAGATTAATATAAGTAGTAGTCCAATTATTATTTCTTGATAAATCTACTTGTTGTAAACTAAATGGAGAACCAGCATCAGGTTCTGATAAATTGATAAGTTTACCATATATGGAAGTGTATTGGATTGTGGCATAAAGCCAAATTTGTATTTGTCCAGCACTACTTGTTGTGAATATAATGTTTGCATTGTTTAGTTGTATATTTTCACTATCATTTGGATTATATGTTGCATTGATAGTTGGAGCAGCAGTTGTTCTATATCCATCAACATATATTTCTCCATAATTTGATGCATCCCACATATTACCGCCATTTTGCACAGCATTAAATTCAATCTTAAAATGGAATGAACTATTAGCAGAAATAGTTTGATCAAATATTTTTAAGTATACATATGAGGAAGTTGGAAGATAGTTTGCACCAGATCCAATTTGAGCAAATGATAAATTGCGATCCCAATTATCAATATCAGTATTTACATTTGACCATTGAACACCACTTCCTGTTGTTTGCAGGTAATAACCATTTGTTCCTGCACTTCCACCAGCTGTTAGTGTTCCAGTTAATGATGGAGAAGAAAGAGTTTTATTTGTAAGAGTCTGAGTATCTGAAGAACCAACAACATCACCTGTTGGTAATGATTTACCTAAAACTTGGTTGTCAGATAAAACTGTAGTTCCATTAATCTTGTAAACTTTACCTGTTAATAGATTAAAGTCTTCGGAAGATGTCCAAGCACCAGTAGAATTTACCCACGTTAATGTTTTATCTGTTGCACCTTTTAATGTAATACCACCGCCATCAGCAGTAATATTAGTAGGTGTGGCTACTGAACCCAGTTCAATGTTTTTGTCATCAACAGTTATTGTTGTAGAATTTACTGTAGTCGTAGTACCATTAACAATTAGATCGCCACCAACAGTTAGATTTCCTGTTGTTGTTAACGATGCAAAAGTAGGAGAATCTCCAGTACCTATTCCAAGATCTGGAGTATAGGAAGTTCCAGCAGAAGTGCTGATAGTTAAAACACCAGTAGCTGAATCAAAAGAAACGCCAGAAACACCTGCTACTGCAGTTGTGCTTGCTGATGTGATTCTACCTTGAGCATCAATAGTTATAACTGGAACCGCAGAGGCAGTTCCGTATGTTCCAGGTGTTACTGTTGTGTTATCTAGATTAATAGTAACATTGTTGTTTGTTACAACAGAAGATAATCCAGTTCCACCAGAAATTGTTAATGTATCTGTTAATAATGCTACTGCATCTGTGCCAGTATCACCAGCAATATTTAAATTAGATGCTACTGAAGCAGTTGTTGCTGCAGTAATTTGTCCTTGTGCATTGATTGTTAATACAGGAATATCAGTTGCTGATCCATAAGACCCAGCAGTAACACCAGTATTAGAAAGAGCGATAGTTACTGCAGAAGAACCATTATATGAAGAACCAGATAAACCAGTTCCAATGGTAAGAGCGTTTGTTGCTGTTGCAGTAATTGTTGCAGAACCACCTAATGAGACAGACTGTCCATTGATAGTTACAGAACTATTTGCTAATTTAGAGTTTAAGATTGCTGAATCTGCTAGATTCGCTAAATCTTTTCTAAGAATTTCAATACCACCAGCAGTAGACCCATCATGTAATCTTAATGCATAATTAGTAGTATCAACTGTAAGTTCAGCATTAGCACCAGTAAATGTATTGTGCTGTAATGCTGTGCCTCGTCTAAGTTGAATTTGAATTGACATTATTAGTCCTTACCCTATTGTTCCGCCATTAAGCTGTGCAAAAGTATTTACTGGATCAGTTATTGACCCTGCGTCTAGATATGGAGAACCATCAGTTCCACCAGAACCTGCAGTAAATGATTGTATTTGATTGCTATTATTTTTAAAGTATAGTTTACCGTCAGTGTAGTTAATTGCTAACTCACCGTAGTCTAAATCAGCTGCTAATGGGACTTTAGCCGCAACAGACGACTTTTTAAGTAAAACTTTGTTTGCCATTCTATACCTTAAAAAAGGAATTCACCAAGATGAGGGAGTAATAACTCCCTCTTATTTTTTATTTAGTATGTGCCACCATCAATATTAAATCCATCTATTGCAGATGTTGATGCACCTGCACCAGTTAAATTTGAACCCATAAATACTGCACCGCCAACACCAAATCCACCAGCAACAATTAATGCACCACTAGTTGTACTAGTAGAAGCAGTCGCAGCAGTTATTTTGGCATTATTAATTGTTGCTTGTCCTTGAACTCCAACACCACCTGCAACAATTAGTGCACCAGTGCTTGTAGTTGTAGAAACAGTATTATCAGAAATTGTAACAGCACCAGAATAAGTGTGTGCACCAGAGAATGTTCCAGATAGAGCACCACCATTAATTGTTGGTGTTGTTAGTGTTTTGTTTGTTAATGTCTCTGTTCCTGCTAGAGTAGCAAGAGTACCAGTTGTTGGTAGTGTAACATTGGTATTTGCTGTTGCAGTTAATGTTGTATCAAACGCACCAGATGTAGTTAAATTACCACCAAGTGTAATTGTTTTAGATCCGTTGTTAACTCCAGTACCACCATAAGTTGGGCTAACAATAGTGCCTTGCCAAGTACCAGTAGTAATTGTACCTAATGTTGTAATAGAAGTCTGACCAACATAAGTTGCTGCGATATCAATAGAATCTGCACCAACTGTAATTCTATCAGCAGTTCCACCAACTGCTAAAACGCCAGAGCTATATGTTAAACCATTACCAGCAAGAGTTGATTTAAGTTGTAAACTATCAGAAGCAATCTCAATGCCACCATTAGCAGCAACATTAACTTCTAATGTATAACCACTCTTACTTAAACCATTACCAGCAATTATACTACCAGAAGCGGAAAACAGAGTCCATAGAATAGGATCTGTACCAATCGTTAATGGATTATCAGAAGAAACAACAAATCCGCAATCTGCATTAACAGTACCTTCTTCAACGAAAACGAATGTTCCTGGATCTAATTCATTTGGTTGGTCTGCATCTGCAGATCTAGACCAAGCACCTGCAGAAACAATGTATATACCATTTTGTGATGCAGTAGTTTGATCTTTGACAAGAACACGATCACCAACAGAAAGAGCAACACCATCAATTGTTTGTGTATTACTTAAAGTAATATTAGTAGTTGTTGCAGCACGAACTGATTCTTTAACATCTAGTCCAGAACGAGCAGCATCAACATAGTATTTTGTAGCAGCATCACTATCAGCGACTGGTTCTGCTAAATTTGTAATTCTAGTAGCTGAAGCATCAATAACTCCAGTACCATTTGGATCAAGAACAATGTTACCATTAGCATTTGTAGAGCTAATTGTGTTACCATCAATTCTAATATTATCTACATCTAATTGAGTTAATCCAGCTAGAGCAGCTGTAGTAGAACCATTTGTTAATGTAGTTGAACCAAGAGTAATATCTTTTGTAGAAACAGCACCAGAAGATACAGTGAAGTTATTTGTATTGAAAGACGCAACACCTTTTTGTGTAGTGCTTGCGTCGGTTGCTGTGATTGTTACAGTGCTTCCAGTAGCACTAGTAGTTATACCTTGTGCTGAAGTGCCAGCGATAGTAAATGCATTAGATGCTGGAGTTGCAGAACCACTGTCTCCATTAACACTCTGAGCTACATTACCTTTTAGTGCAACATCGCCACTAGTAACAACGAAACCAGAAGTGTTGAAAGTTGCAACACCTTTGTTGCTTGAACTTGCGTCTTCTGCAGCGATTGTTAGTGTATTTGTTGCAGCATTAATAGATGTGTCAATTCCTTCTCCACCAATAATGTTTAGTGTATCAGTTAGAAGGGAAATTGAATCAGTACCTGTGTCAGCTGCTAATCCCAATGTTGTTGCTACAGAAACTGTCGATGCAGCTGTAACTAAACCTTTACCATTAACAGTTAATACAGGGATAGAAGTTGTTGATCCAAATGTACCGACATTGGAGTTAACAGTATCTAAAGTGACATTAATAGTTGTGTCACCTAGATTGGTCATTGTTGCAGATCCATCAACATCACCAGTAATTGTTATTACTGGATCATTTACGTTGAAGTCTAATTTACCGTTTGTGTCATCATATGTAACAGAAATACCTGATTCTGTATTGGTAGAAACCATTCCACCAACAATATCTTGTACAGCTTCTGTATTAAGAGAAATAGTTGATGTGCCAGCTGTATCATCATAAGAAATATCGATACCAGAACCTGCTGTTAAACCACCACCAGTCACATCCTGAATAAACTCAGTTAGAGAAGTTGATGTATCTCCAATATAAAGATTAGAGATAACAGTTTTACCAGTACCATTTGGTGTTATTAAAATATTACCATTGATATCAGTAGAAGAAAGAGTATTACCATTTAAATCTAGATTGTCAACTTTTAAGTTGTCTAGTTTACTGTCTGCATCAACTATTAAAGCAGAAGTAGCAGTAAGAACACCTGGAGTGTGATCTAACTTATCGGTAAAATATTTACCACCGATAACAATATGGTTAGCAGCATTACCTGCAGTTTCTGTGCCAAGACCAATGTATAATCTATCACCACCATTAGATCCATTGTCTGTTAAGCCAGAATACGCTAATTCACCAGCAGCGAGAGTGGTAGGATTACCGCTTACTGTGGAACGCTTAATTCGAATAATAGATGCCATCTTTTAATTCTCCGTTAAAATTCTCCGCCTTCCATATTCTGCGCATCTAGCGTAGTGGTGGCTGTCCATTTATTTGTTATTGTTCTATAGACTAACACAGAACCATTATTTTTACCTTCAGTAGTCGTATCAATATCACCAACATCATCTAATGTATTTAATATTGCTGGATTTGTTAAATCACTGCTAGTTAGAAGTGTAGCAGTATTTTCTGAAGTAGAAACTGTCAGATTAGATAATGAATCGTCTTCAATTACAGCTGTAATTTCTGCCATTTTAAATCTGTGTTATCTGTGGGGTTACTGTTACAATTCCCTCAACAACTCTAGTTTTTGCACCGAGTGATGAAGTTATTTCGACATCATATAACCATCTTCCAGCTGGAATGGCTTCAGATTGAGATGGTGTTAGTTGCAATCGTATTTTTCCATTTGCTTCGTCATAAACTGAAGCATTAAATGAATACGCTGTGCTAGATTGGTATGATTTTCTAATTTGAGATGCAACTGTGTACCCAGCCAGATTTAATGGTGCGCCATTAGATGCTGTTACTGAGATAATGTTGCTGTATGTTGATCCAGCGTCCACATATAGATTGCCGATGGTTGCCATTCTGGAATTTCCTAATCTTTATACTTCTTTATTTATAATTCCAGAGAATGCAAATAAAAATCCCTCCATAAAGGAGGGATTTTATTTTTAGAATAATTTAACTTATTCTGGTGCTTGTTCAGATTCTTCTTGTTCTGGTTGAACTAGATCGATTCTACCCTGAGAAACACTCCAAACATAAGTAAAGTCTGGATTAGAAAATGTGCCATCGGCATATTCCCAACCAATACCAACTGGAGCATCTGCAATTTCAACAAATTCTAGACCTTGCTGATTAATATCAGTTTGTGCTGGAACTGAATCATAAACGCAGACATTTTCTACAACACCATTTTTAATATGAGCAACATTGTGAGCCATTTAATTTCTCCTTTTTACCACAATCCGTAAATTTCTTCGACAATAACAGAACCACTTGAACCTGATGCGTTATATCCACCACCAGATCCGTAAATTCCTTTACCTGCTTGAGATGATGCACCACCGCCAGGACCACCGCCAGAACCTGTATATGAATATGATCCACCACTTGTTTGTGGTACATAATATCCACTTTCACCTTGTGGAACAAAGAAACCATATGGACCATGACTGAATTGTGTACCACTCATTCCACCTTGTCCACCAGCTATAAGTGCTCCAGAACCAGATCCACTACCACCAGAACCACCAGTGTTAGAACCACCAGTGCTACCACCTGTTGCAGATACATACGCGCCAAATGAAGTAGTACCACCACCAGAGTTAACTCCTCCACCAGCACCTACAGTTACAGTAACAGTTGTTGTAATTTCACTAATATCCATTACACGGATAGCAATACCACCAGAACCACCGCCTCCACCACCGCCAGCATTTGATCCACCAGCACCACCACCATAACAAGTGACACGGATGCGTTTTAAATCTGTTTTACCAGTAGTAGAATATGTTGCAGAACCAGCAGTTGTAAAATACTCAGTACGAGTCCAACCACGAGCACGATCTTCTCTTCCTGATGAAATACCACCAGCAGTAACACCATCATGCACAACTGTTACGTCTTTATCTGTATCTAGAGTAACTTCTCCTAGTGCACCAGTAAATGCTGCATGTTGAGCAGTAGTGCCTCTTCTTAATTTAACTTGTTTTGACATAGTCTATTTCCTTATACAAATCCGTAGAATTCTTCAACAATAACAGAGCCTTGAGCACCAGAAGCACTATTGCCGCCACCGCCACCACGAATGCCTGTTGCACTGACGCCAGAACGATTTCCACCAAAACCACCGCCAACCATACGACCAGCTGAATAAGATGAGTTACGAGCTGGATAAGTTGAGTTTTCTCCTTGGCATGCACCTTGACCGCCTAGTATATGTACAGGATTTCCAGAAACACCACCACCAGCACCGCCACCTGATCCACCTGATCCACCACTATAGTTTGATCCAGCACCACCACCTGAAGCATTAATATATGATCCAAAACTTGTAGTACCACCGCCAGCGTTAGCACCACCACCAGAACCAATAGTAACTGCGACGTTTGTAGTTAAATCAGTAACTTCTAAAACTACTTGAGAAATACCACCGCCACCACCACCAGCGTTAGCACCACCACCTCCACCACCGCCATAGCAAGTGACACGAATACGTTTTAGATCAGTTTTATTTGTTAATGTCCATGTTCCACTAGAAGTGAAAATTTCCATTCTAGTCATACCACGTGGACGATCTTTTCTTAATAGAGGAATACCACCTGCTGTAGTACCATTGTGGACTACTGGAACATCTTTATCTGTATCTACAGTAATCTCGCCTTCGACACCAGTAAATGATGCGTGCTGAGCAGTAGTACCTCTTCTAAATCTAACTTGTTTTGACATTTTTGTTATCCTCTATTAAACATAACCATAAATTTCTTCGACTATAACAGATCCACTACCGCCACTAGCTGTTGGTCCACCACCACTACCAAAAACGCCTTTACCAGCTTCACCATATCGACCACCACCCCATGGACCACCGCCACGTCCTTGACCAGAACCAAGACCCGTACCTGCCGAACCAGCTTGTGCGCCAAGATTAATTACACCAGTTCCTGATGCAGAACCTGGTGTAGAAGATGCAGATTGACTTCCTTGATTACCGTTACCACCACCAGAAGAAGAAATATAAGTACCAAAAGATGAAGTTCCACCATTGGCATTTTGTCCACCGCCTGCACCAATAGTAACAGCAGTTGTAGCAGATAAAGATGCAGCTTCAATAGTAACAACACCAGCACCACCTTCAGCACCACCAGAGCTATCACCACCTGATCCGCCACCACCACCGCCACCGTAACACCATACACGGATGCGTTTTAAATCTGTTTTACCAGAAATACTATAAGTGCCGTTTGATGTAAAATATTCAACTTTAGTCATACCACGTGGGCGATCAGCACGAGCGATAGGAACACCACCAGCGACAACACCATCATGGACAACTACTGCTTTTTCATCAGTATCTACTGTAATTTCACCAGCTGGACCAGTGAATACGCTATGTTGCGCAGTAGTACCTCTTCTAAATCTAACTTGTTTTGACATTTTTATTCCCTATTCTATATTATTTACCAATAAACTGGAGAGTCATCTGTGACAAGTTTGGATGGTTATAGTCATAGGCTCTAACTGTTCTGTTAACAAGTGAACCAACACCATCACACATTGCATATAATCTTAATGTCTCATATTTATTTAAATAAACAAAACGATTTGCATAAACCTCATTATTTGCAAAAGTGATTGTTTTATTATCAATAGGAGATTGACTTCCACCTAATGCAAAATATACATCATTATCTGAGAAAATTGATAGATGAACCATATACCAACCTTCATAGTTGGTAGTAAAATAACCACCACTAAATGTTCCTAGACGTGTATCAATAATTCTAGCTGAATCAAAAGGAACAGGAGTTGGTGTACCCTGTGGAATAAATGTATCATTAGTTTTTAGTAAATGAACAAAGCCCTGCTGTGCAGAGTTCATGTTATCAAAATCTAGATTGTTTCTATGTGCAGCTAAGTGTTTTACACCAGCACGTGTAACACCATCATAAATTGTTAGTGTAAACCAAGTTGGGTCGATGTAAATATCACCCTGAGTTCCTTTGTTAACTAGAGATAATTGGAACCAGTCTTCACTAGAATCTACTGGTGAAGTGATTAGATCCCAATCTTCAGTTAAGTTAACTGCTTCAGTTAGTGTAGAATAATCTTCTACATCTAAAGTTTCAACACCAAGAGTGTTAATTTGGAAATTTGGATTTTGTGCAGTAGAAAGAGTTACCCATGAAGAACCATTGGAATAGTAAACTCTTTGTGTATCTTGCACATAAACAACTCTACCAGTATTTGTTGCAGCTGCTGGTAGGCTTGAATAAAGCGCATATGTTGTCATGACACCATTGTCTAAAGACTCAAGTGCTTTAGCCAAATAGATGACCTCTTTACTATCACTGCTGCTAGTAAGAGCATTCAGTTTAGCCTGAATAACTGTTTCTAATGATGAGATATTAACTGGCATTTATTGTTCTCCGATCTTTTCTGACCTTTTATTTATAAACTCATAATCGCAATGGTTAGCGATTCTTCTAATGCTGGTCCAGCAACTGAGTCCCACTTTGTACCATCATAACCCATAAACAGATTCCCTACGAATGCAACCATGCCAACTTCTGGAGATGGCAAAGCAGTATCTCTTGCGGAAGCGTTTGTGTAAAAGGGAACTTTTAAGTAGGATGCGCCTGTATTTCCTGGATTTTGTTCCAGCGATAGGCTTAGAAATTTACCATTTTTTCCGTCATCGACTACGGTGACATTTTGAATCTTTAATGCCATCTTCGCTCCCTTAGAACTCGGCTGTTATAGAGTTATTTATAACTCTTTTGATTTCAACTCTTGGATTTCTTGATCTAATTCTTTAACTGCATTAATAAGAAATGCAATTATACCAAGATAATTTACTGATTTTTCGTTTTGTTCTTCTTGAACTAACTGAGGAATAACCAACTCTAGTTCCTGAGCCATAACACCAAAAGAATCTTTACCAGTTTTAATCCAAGTGAAAGATTTTCCTTCTAGTTTTCTAACTGTTTCTAGCGCATTTTGAATTGGAGCAATACTATGCTTCAGTCTCATGTCAGAAGAAGAATTTAAGTTTGCTGCAGTAATATCACCACTGAACACATTACTTGCTGCATCTAAACGAGGAATGTTAGAACCCAATGTGACAGAAATATTACCAGAAACACCATCAGCATTTCCAATAATAACTTCGTTTGTTGCACCTGTCAATGCTCTAGTCGCTGCTGAACCTTCTGTTGTTCTAACAAGAATACCATTAGTAGTTAAAGATGATAGAGCAGCTAAGTCAGAATCAAATGCTTGAACCTGAGAACCGATGGTTACACCTAAGTTTGCTCTTGCTACTAAAGCGTCTGTTAAGTCACTAAGATTATTAGATCTTTCTAACTTATTGTTGTTTAAACTGATAAAGTTATTATCAATCTCGGTATTGTTCAATGGTGCATCTTTTCTAGTTACACCATTTACGCCAGTTGTTCCAGTTTGTCTTGTGGTAATTGCAGCCATTTAATTATACCTTGATATTAAGGTCTTCTAATTTTTCTAAAATTTCGTTAACATCTACAACATTATTAACGACTTTGGTTAAATCTTTAAGATAATCTCTCTGTTTTAAAGCAGAATTTAATGTAACTGTATTATTTGTAAGCATAGCGTCTCTAATAACAATATCATTTGTTGCTAATAATTCTTTTCTGTATTGACGAATTTTATCTTTTGCTATATTTTTAGCCTTTTCAACATCAATTCTAACTCTTGGTTGTCCAGGACTATCAAAATCTGCTGTAAGTGCATCTCTAAAAAGTTCTAAATGATTAGTTTCTGGTAACTGTGCACTATCAATAATAAGATGTGGAAGACCAACTGGCACTTGTTTTTCTAAGTCTAATATAGAAACATTCTTAGAACCAGAAATAATAGCTACGATACCATTTTGTTGTAAATATAAAATGTGTTTCATTTCTTAACCTTAGTTAAACATTGCAACTCGAACAACACCATTGTTAACACCTGCTACTGTTCCACCGAGATATGCAGCAGTTAGTGTATAAACAACAAGGGCAGTTGCACTAGAGTTAACGAATGTCATAAATCTTCCTGCTGTTGTTCCACCACCACCACACATACCAAACGCTACAAAGTTAGCAGTGCTAAATGTTCCAGAAGCAATATTAATTGTATACTGTCCTGCGCCATTTGATGTAACACTAGTTACATTATTACTTGCTAAAATAGAACCATCAGATCCATTAAATACAACCCACGCTTTGGCTAAACCAACTACTGAACTAAATTTGTTATCAGTATAAACTTGTTGAGCAGCATCACCTGTATCTACTGCAGATTTAACAAACGCAGTGGTTGCAATTTGTGTAGTATTATTACCTGCAGCTGCGGTTGGAGCAGTAGGTGTTCCTGTCAATGCAGGACTAGAAATTAAAGATATTGTTGGGTTACCACCAGTAAAATCACTATTAGTGATACCAATATTTGTACCAGCAACTAGGGCTGCTGTAGTAGATGTACCAGAACCTGTTTTAACTACAACTCCATTATTAGTTAGAGCAGAGATAGATGACAGAATTGGTGCAAAACCTTGAACATCAGTACCAATATTTAGACCTAAGTTAATTCTAGCAATAGTAGCAGTGCTTGCTCCAGTACCACCACTAGTAATAGCAATTGGATTAATACCTGTGATATTTCCACCAGTAATATTAACGCTGGCAGAGTTTTGAGCAGCCATGCTTCCGATAGACAATAGTGTTTTAATATCATCTACTGTGGTGACACCAGTACCGCCATGCTCTACAGTAACTACACCACTAATATTAGTTGCAGTTCCTGTCCAAGTACCAATACCATTACCTGTAATATTTCCAGTAACATTACCAACTAAGTTTGCGGTAACAGTAGAGGCTGAAAAATTACCAGAAGAATCTCTTAATACTACTGTATTGTTTGTATTAGTAGACGCAATATTTTTGCCTTGGATTCTATCTGCGTCTAGTCCCGATCCACTACCATCTACTGATAAAATTTTTGCGAGCACATCAGTTGCAGTATATGATGATATGTCTAATTTACCACCTAACTCAGTGTTTAGGTTGTTAATATTAGCGTCTGCTTCAGCGATAGTTAAAGGACTACCTTTAGTGCTTCTTAAGAAAATGACTGCCATTATTGACCTTTGTTTAGTAACGCAATTAAGATATTCTTAATTTCTGAGATATCAGATTTAATATTCTGTATATCATCAGTGTTTTTCTTTACTTCTTCATTAATTTTCTGATAAGTTTTTCTTTTGTTAAGATAATTTTCATAATCTGTTCTACTAGTATTTATGATGGCTCCAGTTGCCATATCTCTAACAAGAGAATCTTTGCCTTCAATTTTTACAAAATTACTCATTATGCACAAGCAACAATACGTAAATCTTTAATGCGTGGAACTTCAGAAGTATTTGTAGACTTCATAACAAGTTTAATTTGAACCGCATCAAATGATTCAATATTATCTTTCGAGTAAGATACATCAACAAACTGATTGCTTCCATTTGTATAGTTAACAATAGGAGCATCTGGTTCTAGTTTTGTATATGTTAAAGTATCAAACGATGATGTTGATCCAACAACAGCAGTTTTATACCAAACTTCAACAGTCGCCTCAGATGGTAGATTTACTGCAAATCTAATTTTTAAGAAATTAGAAGCATTTGCGAAATTAATCTTCTTAGTGACATATTTACTATATGTTGAGGATTCAAGAGATGCAATTTCATCTACGAAACGCTCTTTCTGCGTAATTGTAACATTACCAGTAACTGCTGCTGGTGATGCAGAGAATGTTATAGAAGAGCCATCAGCAGCGATATCAGTAATAAGTCTAGTACTTTCTCCAGAAGATGCACCAGCAATAATCATATACTTCCCAACACTAGCAGTTAGGAATGCTTCTTTTGTAGCAGTATCAGAAGTAACAATTGTATTACCAGAAATACTAATATTTGCAGAATTTGAAAGGATAACATTACTGTCTAATGCAACCACATTCATATTAACTTCTGATGGACTATTAACTTTATTGGTAAAGACAATTGCACTAGTTCTATGTGTATCAATAATAGGTGACAACGCATCATTAGTTGAAGACATTGTCACATTCATAGTTAATGATTTGTTACCAGCTAGAGAGTTAGTTTCATTAATCTCAGAAGAAATCATTCTTGGAGCTTCAAAGAAATTATTCTCATTTGCAAGAACAGGAGTAAATGCAGATTCTTGTACGTATGCGTTTTGAGTAGTTGAATCAACAGACTTACCAGTAGTTGTTTTTAAACCAAAGTTAATCACAGTATCAGAGAATCTCTGAACTTGAACAGATGGTTGAATACCGTCGATCTGAATATTTCTAGTTGCTCTAACAGAAGAATTACCAACATAACCTGACGCATTAGCATTAGTAGAAACTGTAATAACGTAACTATCAAGATCAATATCACTAATAGTATGAGTTGTATTAAACTCAGAACTTGGGATATTGTTAATAGTTCCTGAAACACCACTTATAGTAACTTTAGAACCTGATGGCATTCCATGTTCTTTTTGCCAAACTCTAACTTTATTAGTACCAGATCTTGTTTCAAATGGATCTTGGAATAGTGTTTGCTGAGGAACAACATCGTTAACATACTCTACATTTCCTACAACACCAGTATCAAATCTTGCACGATATAGTGTAAATTTTAGATCTTGTGTTTGGTCTGCAGTCCAAGTAGAAGCATTCTGAGACTTAAATAGAGAACCAAGATATGGTTGCTCAGAAATTGTTCTAGCAGTTCCTGGCATTAGATCTCCAATCTGAGAAATCCAAACTTTATAATTATTTGAATCTGATGCTAGAACGATACAGTACTCAGTATTTTCTTCAACATATACTGGTGATGGGAAAACAAAAGAAGTTGGCGTATCATATTTTGCTACGTTTGTTCCATCTAGATTTACTGTATTGGTTGAAATATTAACTTGTTCTGGATTTAATTTAATACGAGAGAATGGTAGAACTCGTTTTCCTGGATAACCATTAACCATTTCTCTAATTTCTAAAGTAACAGGAATAGCTGAATCTTTTGTTGCAAAGAAAATATCAACTTTAGATAAGAAACATCCACCTCTTTGCTCAATTAAGAATGACTGAGCAAGCGGATCCCACCAACCAGTATCAGAAACAATTCTATTTGTGGTTTGAGTGATAACTCTATTTTCAATAACACGCTCTTCAACAATTTCTGCATTTCTAACAGCATTAACTGTTTGTTGTCTAGTTTCAAGAATGCCTTCTGCACGATAGTTTGCTCTACCACGAGAAGTAAATTCTCCATCTGCAGTTGTAGCATCAATCAATTTAAATTCTCTTGTTCCACAGCGGAATCTAATAGAATCTGTATTTGGAATATTAAACAATAACTGGATATCACCACTAAAGTTTGTAGTTAAATTACCACCAGCAGATCCAGTTGTTATAGTTGAAACTGTTCCTGTTGCTCCAGAAACAGAACCAGTGATAGTTTCAGTTGCACTAAATGTTCCAATAACATTTAAAACAAACAATGAATATGTATCAGTATCTGGATTGTATTCTTTTCCAACAAGAACTCCAGTCGCTCCAGATGTAGAACCTGTAATGATATCACCACGATTTAAACAGACCTGTGTATCGCCATTTACTCTTCTAGCAGTTGCTGAAGCCAGACCACCTACGTTAGTTTCAGTATCAAATGTACTATGTTGTGCATATTTTAATGCAGAAGTAGCACCTGTTGGAGTATAAACAATTTTAGTAGCTGGGGTGCAATAACTGCTTATAGAAATATCATCAAAATATGGATAGAATCTTGTGTTTGGTTTTAGACCACGAACTTGAACTAAAACATTGCGACTACGAATATATGGAATTACTGCAGTTGATAATACACGATCATTAACGATCTGTCTATCAATTCTAGCAACAATATTAGTTTTAACACCAGTTCTCTGTTGACCAACTTCAGTAGCAAAAATTTCTGCAGAAACTTCACGACGTGGACCATTACCAAATCTCTGAGTGATTTCAGCTCTGGTTAGACTTCTAATCCCTTGGGATATTGTAGTGCCAGACCATTGAGTTTGCCATGCATTCCAAACTGTGCCAAGAACACCTGCTTTTTCAGCCATGTTCATAATAGAATCAAAATTACCTTCTACATTATTGACTATATCTGGACGACGATCAACCTCAAACCAATCATCAGAAGATGGGTTTAATTTAACGTCGCCTAAGAAAGTAAATACTGCAAATGGATTAATATTTTCTAATCTAGATGCATATGGTTGTTCAATAAGTTTAACATCTTCAGTAACTGGAAGTGTAATAACATCACCATAAAGTCTGTAATTAGAAGCAGCACGTTGAGTATTATTAGAATTTTTCTCTAATAGATTAATATTCTGCATAGCAAAGAATGGTCTTAACTCTGCTGCTTCCATATTAATAGAGCAGATATAATCTGGAGAAGATGTATTTCCAGTATTATGTCCTTGGAAATTGTCTACAATAAAACCATTTTTAAATCTAGTATCACCATTAGAATCAATAATGTCTAATGATTCAGTTTGTTGTTCTAATAAAGAAAGAGATGTATAATATTCTAGATTGTCAATACGTTTTTCAAGTTTACCAATATCACGCATTGTATAACGCTTATTATCTAATCTATTAATTTCAACATTGTCGCTTAATGTTCCAAATGTATATGGTTCTAATGTTAGATTATATAAAACGATACCCAGTTCTGGATCTTGTGGCTCTCCTGGATTTAAAGATGCAACACCATCAATAGAAAAGAAATTGCCAGAAAAATCCATAGCAATTTTAACTTTTCTTGGAAGATAATATGTAAAGTCTGCACTAATATCAATTCCTCGTTTTGGAACTAATGAAATAGAAGAGCCTGTTCCTGTGAAGTTTGCACCTGTATCATCAATTCTTGGTCTAAAGTCGATGCAATCTCTTAACGATACATTCTGGAAATATGGAATAGCCTTGTAATCAATATTTGCAGGATATGAGTTTACTGTGAAATAGTCACCAGTAGAATGAGTGAAGTAATCAAATGTGATTTCAATAGGTGCTTCTGGTGGAGCAAAAGAATTTTTCAAGATCAATCTTGATTGATCATAGTGAGTATCTCTTTGTCCATTATCAAAATCATATCGATCGCTAATATCAATAGAATATGTAGCACCTGGAGATGCAAATGTTCCAGATTTCATTTTGATAGAAACTATTCTGTATGCATCAGCTTTACCGAGTAATAGAGTTGAAGATTGTGCAGTTGCTTTAGTTGTAAATGCAACAGTTGCTGAAGAAACTAAAGTCTTTGTTTTTTCTGTTAGAACAGAACCGCTCTTATTAACTGCAGCAATAACTTTAACTGCTCTACCGTTTAATGATGTTGATACATTAATAACGCAACCAGAACCAGAAGGAACGATGCTAGATGGATTAATAATTGCGCCACCACTAGTTGCATCATAATCGATGACAACATAATTGTCAGTTTCTGCCGCAGAAGCAAATGTTCCAGATGCAGTAGAAATAGAAATTTGTCCAGATGTTACGCTACCTGTAAATGTTTCGTACACAGTGTAAATAGTATCATTTGTTAAAAGAGAAGAACGAACATCTTTAATTGCGTAGTATGGTAACTGAAACACTAATAGAGTATTTTGTGGTTCAAAAATATCTGTAGAAATTCTGTCAATAGTAACACCACTAACATTGACTGCATTATTAATAGTGATGCTAGTTTGAGAAGCAATGCTTTCTACACGTCTTACATTACCGCCAATATTAACATAATCGCCAACAATTAGATCTGTTTGAAAAGATGTACCAGACCCAATAATTGTGGTTGAAGATGAAGGTGAAGCAATACTTCCAGAGAAAACGGAACCAACTAATCTTGTATTAACAGGAGAGATATCTGCAGTAAAATTAATATTTGCATCGCTTCTGTTAAAATAGACAGACTTAACTTTTCTATTAAAGTCGTAATTATTATTTAATTTAATATCAAATAGACCAAGTTTATAAATGGCTGTTTGGGTACCAATTATTCCGTTATCCCACTCTAAGAATCTAACTCTAGCAGTACCAACAATAGTTGAACTTGTTGGAGCAACACCGACAGATGATGTAACCTTGTCATATAGCGTCACTTCTGAGAAAGAATCGACTGGAGGCAGACCATTAATATTTGTGATTAAAACATAATTTCCTGCGGTTGCTGGAATAATTCCATTATCAACTTGAACATAATCTCTTGCCTTTGCTACTTCAAGATATTCAGTAGCGATTTTTTCAAGTTCAAAACCTTGAATGTATGCTTTTCCTGGTTCTAATCCAATAGCTAAATTTGCTTCTGCTGCTTGTTGTGTAGCCAAGTTATCACTATTACCTGGAGAGTAAATACCACGATTATAGTATGGAGTTAAATTGTATTCCCACTGAATACCAGTATTACCTGGACCATCAAATATCGAGCCAGCAGTATGAGTTGGTGGAGTGC